AAAATTAAAAGAAGTTTATAATATAAACGGTACAATAACTACTGACGGATTAGCCCAATACAATTCTGTTATTTACACAGAAATACTATTTACTATTTTAGCAACAACTTTATTATATTTTACATTTACCAAATTGTAATTTATTATATGATGATTATATAAACTATAACCATCACATAATGTCTAGTAAAATTAAACAGAAACCGTTCCAGATACTGCCATTTCCAGATGGCCGCACAAAATTTACTTCAAACACATTAGTAATTGATAATCCTATGTTTGACGAGAATGATATTCATGAGATTTACGATCATACAGGGGAATATGTAGTAACTGCATCATCTTATTCTGATAATACACATATGCCATATAATGTATTTAATGGAGGGAGAGTTAGTTCCTGGAAAACTAACTTTGCGGATAACAAATATGTATTCAAGACAGAAGCTCCAATTCCTGGCTATTGTAAAGATCCGTATAATTCGTCAAACAATGGTCCTTCTAGCTACCAAGGAGGTGGTTCTTCAAAAACTAAATACGTTACTAAGGTAGATAATATAGATTATAAAGGGGAATGGATTCAAATACAGCTTCCTACTACAAGTCCTATATATTTATTTAGGTATAGTATTACAACGCCTAGACAAAATGATGACATATGTAGATTTCCAAGATCTTTTTTATTAGCAGGTTCTAAAGATGGCAGTAATTGGACTTACATAGATTTACAAACATTACAATTAAATAATCCTCCGTCTACTTCGGATAAAACGTATAACGTAAATGTTGCAGAACATTACAGGTACCTTAGGTTTATATTTCTCGATATGTTTCCAAAAAACAAGTTCCTGGAGATAAATAAAATAGATTTGTATGGTTTCATAACAATTACACCTAACCGAAACGCAATAGAAGAAGGATTTGATAATATAGACAGTAAATTTTCTTATTCAGGATTCGAAATTTCCAAAGATATAAACAAACCAACACAACATATGAAAGATGACCATACACCTGAAACAAATTCTATTCTTTATATTCCATTGGGTTTAACAGCCATAATTGGTGGGTTATTATTATTTAGAGCATTAAGAAAATAAAAAATATAATATATAGATACTATATTATGTCAACAACAGTTAACGATTCTTCAGGAAATACATTTAATAAAGATGTTAACAATATAGCTGCTAATTTAGATAACTACTATGCTGATCTTAAAAAAAACGCTGCATATTTGTTTTTTCAACCCGATGTTTCGCAGATAAAAACTAAAGACACAGGTAAATGTTTTACAAAACCAGAATATAACACAAATCAAGCCAATCCAATGGTTCAGATACCTGGTCTACATACAGAAGAAACTTGTAAAATGAATGTTGGAAAAAGAATTTCCAATATGAAATGGTCTAATAATTTTACTCCTGGAAACGGAGAAACTGCTAGTAGCAAACAGGTTTTTAAAGAAAAAATAGACGTAAAAGTGCCGGGTCTTACTTTTAAAGTAATAAACAAGTATTTTAATGATGACGTCGCAATGTTTAACGACGAGAAGTTAGTAAAAGAGAAAGGACAAAGCACATTGTTTTCTAATTTAACAGGAGCGACGCGTGATGTAAACACAAATACTTCGAAATGGTAGAATGAGATTATTAGATTAAAATTTTAATCTAATAATATTATAAACGATTATAGAGAATGGGAGTAAGATGGTCATTTCCGAAGCCAAGCCCACCGCCACCACCACCACCGCAACCACCGCCACCACCGCCACCGCCAAAACCTTTAGAAAAATCAGTAGAATGGACGGGATTTATAATACCAGATTTTACAGGCACTTGGAAGTTTAGCATAACAAGCACATATGCTTCTTATTTATGGATAGGTAATACTGCATCAAACGGATACACTAAGAGCAACGCATTAGTAAACAATGGAGGCAGACACACGGACCAGGTAACAAAGGCATCTTCAATTAGTTTAATTGAAGGTAAAAAATATCCAATAAGAATGATGTTTGGAGGTAGCAATAATTTTTCATTAACCATAACAGATCCTAATAATAGAACACGAAGTGACACAGATAAATTATTCTTTACGATAATAACTGGGACTAAAGATGGAGAAGACATAACTGACAGCTTTAACTTTAATTCAACAGTTTTTTATTCTTTAACTAAGGACAACAATAGCCAATTGTATAACTGTTATATTAGTGACCTTAGCGCTAATTCGAAAACAAGTAAATATGGTTTTGAAACTATATGGGCGATTAAACCAAGAACTAGTGCAATTAACATTGGGATTGGTAATTATAACGCATCAATAAGTTACGATAATGGCACTATTATTATGTCCTCTAATGGACAAGTATTTAAATATGCAGGAGGTTCCTCTGATGGAACTCTATATTTAGGTGATAATGGAATATTGTATTCTCAAACCAAAGACGGAAATTCAATTGCTCTTACCAATAAAAATGTATCTTCAAAGAGTTCTGCTGCTAATATGGAGTGGAATTACTATAAGTATAACAACAATATAACTGAATCATTAGATTTAACTCAAACAGGGACCATAAATAAACTAAACACTACAGTTTTAGTATCTAACAATAACGTTTATAAGTTTGAAATAGATGAAGTCGGAAATTTTAATATTAAACGCACGATTGTAGGTTGCGAAAAACAAGTTGGAAATACGAATGGTAACAATTTTATGTATACTGTAAACAATAATAATGATTATTACTTATACAGTGCAGACGCTGATAAAAAAATGGATAGGTTATTCTTTTCACAAGTAGATGGTAACAAAAAAACGTTACAATATATAGAAAAAGAAAATTCTGCGTTAATATTAGGAAACACATATTTAAAACAAGCCGGGTTGGCACCTATACCTACTGCAATGGTAAATGAAAAACAAATTGGAAGTAAAATGGAGGATTGTAAAGCAAACTGTGACGCTGACCCAAATTGCAAATATTTTTATAACTATAATAAATCTGATGGGAAAAATTATTGTTTAAACATGGGTGATTCTTATTCCCCAGATAATTATACTCCTATTCAACCCAATTCTGGAATAAAAAATTCTGACTTATATATAAGAGAATTAAAAGTGCAATTAGATCCGAAAGATTTTAGAAGTATTCCCAACAAACAAAATATAACAAATTATAAACCATATTCAGAGAATGAAGTTAACCCTTATGTTTTAGTTAGTAATCCATTTGTTAAAACTGATTTAAATGCAGATGTAAATTGTTCTTCTGTTTCGCCAATGGTTTTACAGAGTATTTATTATACTGGATTAGATAATGCTGATCCATATTCGAAAAAACTATACGAAAGATGCAAGGGAAATTTTAAAGAAGGATTTGATGATCACGGATACCAGAACAAAGATACAGTATATAAAAAATACGGAACTGGTATTCCGCAAGGCAATGGATTACCGGAATCCATATCTTTATATCAAGTTGATCCTCTTAAACAAATCGCTTCTGATTATACTAATAAAATAAAAAAAGTTGACGCAAATTTTCACGATTTAATAGGAAATATAAATAATGTAACTAACATTCGTGGAACTGGTATACGCGACGATATGTCGGGAAATTATCTTTACGACTACAACACACCTTTTACATTAAATAAACCCAAAACAACATTGGATGGATTAGTTAGTGATAATCGCCGATTAGAAGCGCAAGAAAATGCTGTCTATGTTTTAGGAACAATTACTGCAGCAACATTGGTTGTTTTCGCTATAGTTTTAGCGAAAGAGTAATAATATTTAGAACAAGAACGAATTTCTATTTATAATAAACTAAAATGTTACTTTATTATATATTATATAAATGTCGGATATAGATTTGACAGGATTATTGGAAATACAAAAAGGATATTTAGCTAATCTAGGAACCTCTGCTTCGTCGCAAAATCCCAATACTGCCACAGATATTAGGGACGTTCAAACAAAATTAGATAACACATACAATAGTTATAAAACAGCTGATTCTACAACATCTGGCCTTTTAACCCAACAAAACCAAGTAATGGATATAGTAAATACTGAAAATCAGAGATTACAGGATAAGAAAAATAGTGTAGACGGTATACTTGTTGCGAAAAAGAGATCTGCTGAATTAAATAATAGTAATAGATTAAGACAAAATGGTTATACCAATATATTAATTGTCTTCATAATAACTTTAGTAGTATTTATTTTAATAAGCATTGCTAGTTCACGATTAACTTTTGTGCCTCAGTTTGTATTTGAGTTATTAATCGTTATTGATATATGCGTCGGAGGTTACTTTGCATTTATTATGTTTTTAGATATACAATCAAGAAGAAATATGAATTTTAATGAATTAGATCTTCCACCTCTTAAAAATAATGCAGTTGTTGGAAACGCTCGAGCTGAAGGCACTGGCAATTTGTTAGATTCAATTGATCTTAATGGATGTGTTGGATCTGACTGTTGTGATCCAACATCTACAACATGGGATAAAGGTAACATGGTATGTGTAAAATCTCCTTTTACAACTATGAGTTTTGCTTACAATGTAGGAGATTTGCCACAAAAAAATGTCTCTGCTAATGAGCCATATGAGTTTTCAAATTATATGCATGTAAATTAAATCTAATAATATTATAAATAAATAATGGGAGGACGACCTTCAAGACCGCCGCCACCACCGAGATACTGTGATCCAGATAGAACAGGTGATATAAATAATTTAAAAAACCAGATTTATAATAGATCTATGGTCATAACAAATAATAAAGATTATATAGTTAGTGTAGCAGGGCAGGTAGCAAATAATGTGAATTATTATTTAGCAAAGATTAATGAATGCAGAGATAGAATAAATAAATATACAAATGATAGAAAGGGCCTCCTAGAAGAAAGGACAGGAACTATTAATGTATTAAATAATAAAATTAAAGAATACAATAATAAATTAACGACGTTATTACAGAATTTAAATTATGAAAATGCAGCAAATTTTTCTATTAATGAACTGTTAAAAGAAATTAGCGATACTTCTTATCAAAATAGTGTTTTTCATAAATCTATTATTGCAACTACAGACCAGTACCATGATGCTGTGCACTCAGAAAATATTAGATTAAACAATAATATAAATCCAACGAATGAGGAATATTCTACTGACGACAGTAAGCTGTTTTATATGACAGGAACGAAAGAATCATTAAAATTGATTAATGGTGTTATATTTACGATTTACTATGCATTAATAATCATTTTAGTATATTTTATATATGATAAAGATATTCATATTACAGTAAAAATTTCTCTAATTACGGTGCTTGCTTTATTCCCTTTTTATATAACAGAATTGCAAGATAATTTAAGGTTTCTGTATAATACCGCATTTCCAAGGAAATGAACTTTATGATTTATGAATAATTAGCAAGTAATAAAATTAAATCTAATACTACTATAACTAATATTAAATTTAATGGGTCCGCGACATTCAAGACCGTCACCACCACCGCCACCGCCACCGCCACCGCCACAACCAGGAAGAATACCAGATAGCTATAATTTTTCTAGTATATTGTCAAGAGGATTAGACCCTGTTCCATCATACCCTCCTGTTGTGATAGATAAATACAGTAGCGAATCTGTCGAGGAATTAAGGAAAAAGAAATTCAATGAAAAAATAAAAATTATGAAAAAACCAGCAAGTACTAGTAGTCAACCAGCAGAAAGTTGCGATAAAGTTGACTCAGTTCCGTATCCACCGCCGCCTGCTAAAGTAGCAGCTCCTGTTCCGGCGGCAGCCCCTGCTCCAATATATGATTTGCCACCTATTCCTCAAGGACCCAAATTCAGCGCATATGATAAATTGTTTAGGGTATACAAGTACTACAATGATAATTGGGGACCTTATAACGATAATATTAATAATACAATTAATGAGGCAAAGGGATTTGCGGACGGAGCTTACCATGTTTGCACTGATCAGAATCCAGATTTTTATAAGAGGTATTTAAGACAGGTAATAGGAGATGAAAAAACTGTAAACGATTTATCATATCGTAGGGATGTACTGAGTAATATAAATAATAGGTTTGAAAATATTGATTCTGATCAAAATATAAGTGCTGACCTACAAACAAGCATAGAAATGATAGCAACAGTTACTAATTATTATGATAATACTCTTCCTACTTACCAGACAAATAAGGTTGTTATTCCTCTTAATGCAGAAATAGATAAAATACGAAATGATATACAGCTCTACGATAAAGCTATTGATGCTATCAATAAAGAACTTGAAAATATGAAAATTACAGATTCATTAACTAGTACTCTTATATCAAATTTAACAGATCTACAAGATCTTAGAGGGGAAATTTACGACACAATGTTGAGTGACGATATAAGTAACAAGAAACGTTTATATGATGGTGTTAAATTAGAAAATGATATATTTGATGAGAAAGTAGATAATGATAAAAGTAATTCTATAAAATACGACAGAGAATCTAATCACGTAACAAATAGCTCTACAAGTGCTAGCATTGTATATAATTTTCTTTTTTACAGTTATTTTATTATATTATTAGAGGTTATATACGTTTTATTCATATCCGACGATTATAATGTTAATTTTACCATTAAAGTATGTCTAGTTTTAGCGTTAATAATTTACCCATTTACAATAAATTACCTAGAAGAATATGTTACATATGTTTTAAAACTATTATATTCGTTTATTACTAGTAAAGTGTATAAAGATCCTAAACTGGAGTATGACACTAGCAGTAACAGTAAAAAATAAAAATATTTTTTTTATTAATAAATATTTTTATTATAGTTCCTCCGTATTTATTTCATCTAAGAACTCTGGTTCATTGGTTGCATCATACTTATCTCTATCATACAGAATCTTAACCCCGTGCCATGCTTGTGCGCGTTGCTTACCAAACTCCTTGTCCATGTACTCGTGGATATCCTTCGGCCCTGGGCATCTGCCACCATAATTCGATCCGTACCAGATAGTAAACTCACTGTTAAGCTCCATCTTCTTGATACGGCCGTTGGGGTCGCGAATAACACGGTCGTTGATAAACTCGGAAATGTAGTCCTGGCTCTGGCGGTACTCGTTGCTCTTAGCGAGAACAATTCCACAATCCTTAACCATACCATTTGTCTCGAATGCGCGCTTCACCAACATCGCTGCAAACACCTCCTTCCAAGAGTCGAACTTCTCGTCGATATACTCATCGAGCAAGAACTGAAATGGCTTCTCTTTATCATCCTGTACGGGATTGTTTGTGAACAACGACTTGAATGGAACAGCGCGAATGCGTCTCCAAGTACCATGGTCATTGCTCTTAACCTCCATAAAGACGTTGCAAGTAACCACTAGTTTGAACTGAGGAAGGAACGAAATCGTCTTAGGCATGTATGGAGCACGACCTTGGAGGCGATCCTTGCCACTAGTAAGTGTCTTCATCATACCCTCATTAATCTTATCACCTTTTTGGGGTTCTGCCATAACAGCATAACGAATGCCCTTAAGCTCGACAATCTCTGGAGTAAGACCTCCTACTTTACCACGCTTCTCAGTAACTAGAGTCAAAGGGACATCACCCTTGTAATCACCTAGGACCATTTCCATTAGGTTCACAAGAACCGACTTACCGTTCTGACCAATACCAATATACATGTTAAATGTCTGGTTAGCAGCAGTTCCAATCAATGTCGACGATAAGTGATCCCACATATAATTACATAATTCCTTTTCAGGGAACAGTTTATTCATGAAGTCATTAATCTCATCCATAATCTTTTGATGAACTGACGGATTTAATGGGATGTAATCAATATTGGTGCACATGGTAATGTTGTCTTCTGGGTGACCCTTCCTAAAGCACTTCTCTTTAAAATCAATAACTCCATTCTTGAAGCAAAGAAGATACGGATTATTATCAATGTTCTCAAGGAATGTTTCGTCGTAGAACAACTCCTTGGCTTCCTTCATAATCTTATCCTTACCATTACTATCCGATAGACGAGTGCAGATATTTAGAATACGAATAGACCTTCTCTTTGCAGGATCTTCTTCGGATACTTGATTTTGAGGATCGCCATTCACAATCATGCTATTCATAGCGCTGAACGTCTTTTGGTTATATAAGTCGCGCAATTGTTCGGAAATAGCTTTACGAAGAGTAGTTCCCGAGTCGTCTTGGTGCCAACGGTTATTCACATACTGGTACCAAATATTGTTCTTGATGCTAACGCAGACAAAGTTATTCTTAAACAGCTGGTATAGTACCTTTGCTATGTCTGTGTCTCCACAACCAGAACGATCATCGTGTTTGCTAGTAGAAGAACCACGCGTACGAATAGTTTCTTCTAGGAAATAATCAATTGTTTCGCGACGAACTCTCTCATAATCATCCTTCGCGTCTGCTTTTGCCCAATGTGACAACGACCTTTTAGAAAGACAGTTTACCTTACGTTTCTCGAAATCTTTCCATCGCTCTACTCTATCAGGTACTTCGCTAAAATGAAAGGTGGGCGATTTAGCACAGAACGCAATCCACGTAATAAGTAGACGAGCATCTGAGTTTTTTAAAGCCCATCCAACACGAATCCATTTCTCATAAGACCCATCACCATAATAACTTGCAGGAAGAATCATAGTAACATTATGTGTTTCACGTAGATGGTAATCTGATACTTGAATACTATCTAAGAAATTATTAACTGCCTTATCCAGTTCTTCACGACTCTTTATTTTCGCAATGTTTGAAGGATGCAAGAAATCATCATTATATATATCTAAACTTGTTTTGCTAGATACTCTTGAAGTGTCACCACCTCCAGCAGCTCGGCCTAGACGATTTACCTGCATAAATTCCTCATATTCCTGAATAAACTGGCTTGTCATAAACAAAGAAGGATGATCCTTGTAACGAACAGATAGTTTATAAATGTTCTTTACAACATCAAAGCTAGAGACGGGAATTTCGGGGAACATGAACTGTTCATCGGATGGATCAAACGACACGTCAAACACCCTAGTCAATTGGTAACGATCGTTTCCTGGTTTCCTAGACCCAAAAAGCTGCCATGGTGTCTTCCCTGCACTAATTCCTTTGTCGAACACATCATCCCATGAGTTCTTTAATGGTAGATTCTTCCAGATTTCAGCAGCTTTTACAATCATTTTTTCCCGTAAAATTTGTTGAACAACATGGTCGGCTTGGAGACCAATTATCATGTGGATCCCGTCCTTCGTAATCTGTTTATTTTTTAACTTGTCGTCGATCCGGTTAACGGTCGGCTTTTCAAACACAAATATCGGAAATTGCACACTGTCGTCAAGCTGGAAAATGTTTTTGAATTCTTCTAAATAACATCCGATGAGTTCG